TGGTCGCTCGCCTCGAACTCGCGCTCGATGCGCGACAGCCCCCGGATGGTGGGCGTCGAGACCAGCAGCACCTTGCGCCGATGGGCGAAGGTCAGCGACCGCGCTTCCGCCAGCGTGACCGGGTCGCCTTCCTCGTCGGCCGAGGCCGGATAGGCGTCGACCTCGTCGAGGAAGATGTAGCGCGCCGGGGTCGAGCGCAGCCCGACCGCCGAGTTCGCCCCGGTCAAGATCAGGATGCCGCCCGCGAACTCCTTGGACAGCATCGTGTTGCCCGCGTCGCGGGATCGCGCCGGTTTGACCCTCTCCCGCAGCTCGGGGCTTTCGTCGATCAGCGGATCGATCCGCTGGCGCGAGTTGCGCTTCGCCAGTTCCACCGTCGGCTGGACCGCCAGCATCGGGCCCGGTGCCTGGTGGATCGCGAACCCGATCCAGTTGTTGCCCGCCTCGGTCGCGCCGACCTGTGCCGCCTTCATGAACACGATCCGCTGCGTGGGATCGCCCGGCGACAGCCGGTCCATGATCTCGCGCATGTAGGGCGTGCGCACCGTGCGGTATCGCCCGGGTTCGGCCGAGGCGCGGCCCGAGAGCATCCGGTGCCGGTCCGCCCACTGCGAGACAGTCAGGTCCGGGTCGGGCCGCAGCCCGTTGCCCCAGGACCGCAGGATCTCGCCCGCGCCGTCGAAGTCCGTCAGGCCATCGCCGTTCTCACCGGAAGTCGGGCCGGACCTCGGCGAGATCGTCGAGGTGGGCGCGTACATGTCTCTCCAGCACCTTCTGCATCGCGGCTGGCTCCACGGTGATCTGCTGGCCCACCGCGTCGCGGCAGGAGGCCGACAGCTCGGCCGCCATCAGCGCCGCCGCACGCGCGGGCCAGTTCACCCACGCGTCCCGTTCCTCCCGCGCCAGCCGGAACACCAGCGCCAGCGCGCGGGCCCGCTCGATCAACTCCCCCTTCAGTTTCTGAAGCCGGATGCGCCGTTCCTGCGCCTTCAGCACCTCGTTCGCGGTCTTGGCCTGCAGGAAGGTCGTGCCGCCGCCGACCGCCGGGACCGCCAGCCCCTGTTCGCGCAGGGTGTCGCCGACGGCGGCCACGGCAGCCTCGGGAACAGGCTTCAGCTTCGGCGCGGGCGGCTTGCGGGTCTTGGACGGGTCCGTCGTCTCGGCACGCCTGGCGTCGCTGGCGGCCGCGTTGATGCTGCCGTCGGGATAGAGAACCAGCCGTTCGGCGGCCTTCGCCTTCTGGATCGCGCCCCGCGACAGCCCGACATGGGCGGCGTACTGGCGCTCGCTCATGCCCTGCATCGACGGCTCCGATTATCATTCAAGATCATGCGCTTATCGAGTTGATAAGCATCGCGACCGGAGCGAACGTCACTCCGACGAAGCGATGCAACTCACCAAGGAGCGACCACGATGACCACCCGCCTGAACCCGATCACCGCCCCGCGCCACGAACTCCGCGCCGAGAAGGCGCGCCGGAACAAGGAAGCCGCGCTCGCGGCCTTCATCGGCAAGAAGGTCGAGATCGACGAGATGCTCGCGCGCCTGCAGGCGCTCAGCGACGACCATTTCAACTGCGCCCCCGACGAGGCGGGCTGGGCCATGGTCGGCACCCTCGAACACTACGCCAGCCTCCTGAAGCGCATTACCGACAGCGCCTTCGGCGAGGGCGAGCACGCCCGCTGATCTCCGGCACTGCCGGAACTCCCGCCGCGCGCCCTGCGCGGCTCGGGGTCGTAGGAGGCGCCGCATGGCGCGGGCCCGAATACGGAGACGACCCCATGACCCAGATTCAGCTTTCCGACGCCCAAGCCGTCATCCTGTCCACCGCGTGCGCGCGCGAGGACGGGGCAGTCTTCCCTGTCACCGCCAGCCTCAAGGGCGGCGCCGTCGGCAACGTCTGCAAGAGCCTCCTCAAGCAGGGCCTGATCGAGGAAATCGCCGCCACGGATCTCAACACGGTCTGGCGACACGACGAGGAGCGCGGCCCGATCACGCTGCGCGCCACCACGCTGGCCTACAGCACCCTCGGGATCACGGACGAGCAGGACGAGACACTGCCGCCCGAAACGCCGACCGCCCCGGTCAAGCGCCGGAAGGGCACCAAGCAGGAGACCCTGATCGAGATGCTCCGCGCCGAGGGCGGCGCGACCATCGACGAGATCGCCGCGGTCTTGGAATGGAGGCCGCACACAGTGAGGGGTGCGCTTGCCGGCGCGCTGAAGAAGAAGCTCGGGCTCGAGGTCGCCTCCGAAAAGGTCGAGGGGCGCGGGCGCGTGTACAGACTCCCCGCCGCCTGACGCGCCGGACCCCGACAAGCTGATGGCCGCCGTACCTCCGGGGCGGCGGTCGATCATTTGGCGCTCCGCACCCGGATCGCCTCGAACAGCCGCCGCAGGACGTAGGACCGCGCGATGCTCACCACTGTGAACACCGCGCCCATCTTCAGGTTCTGCGCAAGCGTCGTGTGCAGGCCGAAGATGGGGAAAATCAGGATCTGCGTGACGACGGCGACGCCATAGCCGACGATCACGTTGGCGACGGACTCGACCAGCGACATGAAGCGGGACTGCTTCATGTCGTCACCTCATCCATCGGCCAGCAATTCAGCCGCCAGAGTTCGCAGCGCATGCGCCGCAACCAGCGGGACCACGCCGTTGCCACAGAGGCGAAGCCGGTCCACCCGGTGGGCCAGCCCATCAGCGCCTCGACGAACAGCGGGTTCAAGGTCCGGCGCGGCTCGGAGGTATCGCTCCCAGCCAGCGGCGTCACCAGGACCTGGCGGCCAAGCAGGCCGTTCACCGGCGTGTTCGCAAGTGTCGTCGCCCCGTCCTTGTGATCCCGCGCCGTCGGCGTCATCCACATGCGGCTGGCGTGAGTCAGATCGGCTGTCTTGCGGTTCCCCGCGCTCGGCTTGCAGCCGTCGTTCGCCATCGGCGTCGGCCAGTCCCGCGCCAGCTGGTCCAGACCCTTCTCGTCTTTCCGCGCGCCACCCCGGCTGCGAAAACTGTCGGTCTGCGGCGTCGGCCACATTGCAGCCGTCGTCGCGAGGTTCATCCCGTGCTGCCCCGCCTCCTGCGACGGCGTCGGCTTCGTCTGCCGGTTCTCGTTGGCACTGGCCCTCGGCGTCGGCCAGAGGCGCAGCAATTCCGTCCGGTTCCCGCCACTCGACCGGGTGCCAGAGCAGGCGCGCGGGGTCGGCCAGGTCGTCCCCCTCGCGGATGGCGAGGATGAAGAGACGTTCGCGCTTGTGGGGCGCGCCGACTTCCGCCGCCGTGAAGAGGCCTGCCGCAAGGCGGTAGCCCATGCCGACCAGTCCGCTGGCGACTGCGGGGAAGCCGAGGCGGAGATGATGGGCGACATTCTCGAGGAAGACGAAGGGCGGCTCGACTTCGTCGATGATGCGGGCGACATGCGGCCAGAGATGGCGTGGGTCGTCGGCGCCCCGGCGCTTGCCAGCGACCGAGAACGGCTGGCACGGATAGCCCGCAGTGACGATGTCCACCGCGCCGCGCCACGGGCGGCCGTCGAAGGTTCCAACGTCGTCCCAGACAACAGCCGGATCCAGGGACGCGTCTTCCATCCGCGCCACGAGAGTGGCTGCGGCGTAGGTTTCCCGTTCGACATGGCCCACAGCACGATATCCGGGGATGGCGATGGTGAGCCCGAGGTCGAGCCCGCCTGCTCCGGAGCACAGGGAGAGGCCGAACAGGCATGCGTCTCCGGCTCCGGCAGCGCTTCCGGAGGAAGGTAAAGCCAGGTCATGCATGTCACGCGGCGGTCTTGCGCTTTCGCGCGGGTTCGGGTGCGGCGTCCGTGTCCGGCGTCTTGGCCGGGGCGTCGGCGTCATTGCCCAGCCGCTCGGTCCTCACTTGCGCGAAGGTCCGGCCGTCACCGTCGAGGATCGCGTCTCTGCCGGTCTCGGCCTGCCAGCGCTCCACGGCGACATCGACATAGGCCGGGCTGATTTCCATTGCGAAGACGCGGCGGCCGTTGGCCTCGCCCGCCATGATCTGTGAGCCGGAGCCCGAGAACGGCTCGTAGCAAAGCCCGCCGCGCGCCACATGCTGGCGCATCGGAATGCCGAAGGCGTCGAGCGGTTTCGGCGTAGGGTGGTCGGGCCGGTCGTCCTTGGCGAAGCTGGGCAGCGCCCACGTGGACGGCAGGGTCTCCTCGGCAACCTTCGGCGGACGGTTCGGACGGCGCCAGCCCATGAAGCAGGGCTCATGCTTCCAGAGATAGTGCGAGCGGGTGAGGACCCCGCGGTCCTTCACCCAGATGATCTGCTGGTGCACGAAGGCACCTGCCTTTTCCCAGCAAGCCTCCAGCATCGCCTGGCGACGCGAGGCGTGCCAGCAATACCAGGCGGCATTTTCAGCGATGGCTTCCGCGACGGCGGCCGCGATGAAGCCGTCGTAAAGCTCGGCCCCCTGCGAACTGTCGTCCCAGGTCGTGCCGTAGGACGCCGACCAGTCCTTGTTGCGGGTCGGGTGGTTCGAGCCGTCGTAGTCCACGAGGTACGGCGGATCGGTCGCGAACAGGATCGCCCGCTCGCCATTCATCAGGCGGCGCACGTCGGCCGCGCTGGTGCTGTCGCCACAGAGGAGGCGGTGATCACCGAGGATCCAGAGATCGCCGGTACGCGAGGCCGGGTTGCGCGGCGGTTCCGGGATGGTCACCGGCGGCACGGAGCCCCCGGCGCCACCTTCTTCACCGTCCTCCTCCGGCAAAAAGGCCAGCAGCTTGTCGAGTTCGCCGTCGGAGAAACCGACCAGCGACAGGTCGAAATCCTCGGCCAGCAGATCGTTCAGTTCCGCCGACAAAAGCGCCTCGTCCCAGGTGCCGAGTTCGGTCAGCTTGTTGTCCGCGATGCGGTATGCCCGCCGTTGCGCCTCGGTCAGGTGCCCCAGCACGATCACCGGCGCTTCGGTCAGCCCAAGCTGCGTCGCGGCCAGCACGCGCCCGTGCCCCGCGATCAGTTCGCCATCTTCGGCCACGAGGCACGGCACGGTCCAGCCGAACTCGGCCATGCTGGCGGCGATCTTCGCAACCTGATCCGCGCCATGCGCCTTCGCGTTCTTCGCGTAGGGCTGCAGGCGCGACAGCGGCCACGTCTTGATCGCGTCCGGGGCGAAACTCAGCGTCATGGTGGGCAAGGTTCCTCGGCCGGGTGGATGCCGGTGGCTTCCGGACTCCGGATGCCGGGCCGGACTCCACACGGGGTCCAGCGGCTACCAGCGGTGTCCGGTCGGAAGGCCAGCGTTCATTGATGTTTGCGCGGGGCGTTAGTGGCTCCGGCTTCCGGGTGGCTTCCCAAAAATCCGGCCCTGTCGCTGGCGATGTCCCGCGCTTCGCCCGCCAGCATACGAATGTCGCGGAGAAGGAACCGCGAACTCGGACGGGGGGCTTGGCCGGGGCGGACAGCGGCCCGCAAGGAAAGGATCAGTGCCTTTCCTTTTCCAACGGACCCCGCCAACGAAAGGATGGTTTCGTTCGGGACCGCGCCGCGCGCGCCTCTCCCGAGCTTATCCCCAACCTAGCCCCTGAACCGGTTTTCTGTCCCGTCGAAAACTGTCCGCCGCACACCTTCCCCTGTGGCGCGCAGGGTTACGCGCCACCGGCCAGCTCGATCACCTTCCGCTTCGACAGGTTGCGATTGAACCGACGCCGGTTAAGCTTCAGCGAGATGACGCAGAGCCCGTAGAGCCAGTGCTGGTTGGCGGCCGAGCGTTGCAGACCGACCGTCCAGCAGATGGTCTTCCACCGCTCGCCATGCGCGCGCATCCAGACGATCTTGCCGTCGACGGGCTCGAGGCAGGCGGTCCAGGTCAGCGTTTCCTCCATCCGGCTGATCGCCTGCGGCGAGGGGAGCACGCGCATGGGCTTCGGTTCCTGGCCCACCTTGTCGGCGAAGCTGTGGACGATCTCGGGCCAGGTGCTGAAGTAGCCCTGCCGTCTCGGCTCGGGCAGGCGCTTGAGCACGAAGGCCGCTTCGGCAAGACGGGCCTCGACGAGGGACGGGGTCCACTTATCCATGGCGCTCTCCCTCGTCGGAGGGGCGCGGCCCGTAGAGCTTTTGGCCAAGCTGGCGGACGAGTTCCCGTTCCGGCCAGGTCAGACGCGCGTCCTCGAGCGAGACGGCGAGCAGACCCTGCTCGCGCCAGCCCTCGCGCTTCACCTGTTCCGGATCCCGGCGGTGACCGCCGTAGCCCTTGGGATGCCACCTCATGCGACACCCCCGTTCGTCTCGATCGCCCAGAGCAGGAGCGCGATGGCGTCGGCCTCGTTGTCGTCGGCGGGGCTGAAGCCTCGGGCCCGCGCGGCAGCGATCATCACCTCCTTCGGCGCGTTGCCCTTTCCGGTTGCGTGACGCTTGATCGTGCCGACGGGAACGCCGGCATAGGGCACGCCCCGCAGTTCCGCCCATGCGGTGAGCGTGGCCATGAGCCCGCCATAGACATGGGCCGCGTCGGTTCCGGCGTGGCGACGCACCTCCTCGAACCAGATCGCGGCGATCGGCCCCGACAGGCGATCGATCTCGGTCAGCCAGTTGGCGAAGCGCAGATAGCGCATACCGCCGCCGTCATAGCGGCCGGGCCTGAAGCTCGCAGTTCCGCTGGTGATCAGCCCTTCGGCCGAGCGCAACGCCCAGCCGGTGCTGGTGCCGAGATCCAGCGCGAGAATGCAGCGGTTGAGATTGCCGGCAGCCGTGAGAGGCGCCGGGGCGATGTGTGGGGAGCGGTCCATGACGACCTCCTCTTCGATTGAGAGGCCGGGGCGGCACGGCTGCCTGGTGAGGGCAGCACGCGCGCCCGGACCGGGATCGCGAGGTCTGGTCACGGTCACGTTGTCGATGCCGGGAGCGCCCGGCACTTCCTTCAATGGCTTCACCCCGTCCGCTTGAAGGAAGTGGGGCCACAAGCCATTGGCAGAACGAGTATAAATCTCTTCTTTCAATATTTCAGTTATTTCATGGGGTATGGGTGTGGCGTCGCTCCCCATCCACGCGCGCGACGGTCCTTGCGTGAAATATTGAAAGAAGTCCGCCGCGCCGAATTTCCGTTGCAGGACCGAGGCCTGCGCAGAAACTTCCTTCAAATGAAGGATGGGGGCCGTTGAAGGAAGCATGGTCCCGGCCCTCACCGCAGCGCGCGGAAGCGCATGGCCTTCCGCCCCCCGGTCTCCTGTTCGACCGGGACGATGTCGCCGCTCTCGACCAGCGTGAGCAGGATGTCGTCGCGGTCGCGCGCCCGGAGCCATTGCGATGCGCGGGTCAGCTCGGACTTGGTGACGCCGGCCGATCCCGCCTTACGGATGATCTCGCGCAGTCGTTTCAGATGCGCCTCGGTCTCGGTGTCGGCGACATGGCGCTCGACGGCGTCGATGGTGCGCCGCGCAAAGTGGCGCACGAAGTCTATGGCCCAGACAGCATCCTCAAGCCGGATGACGGGATGGACCGCATCGCGCCCCACGGCGAGGACGAGCGCGACCTTGGCCGCGTTCTCCGCGATCCGGGCGAGGATCGGCGTGTGGAACGTGCCGGCCGCAGCCCTGAGCTCAGCGGTGATCTCGTCGCGGAGCGCGTCGAAATGCGCCTGCGCCTCGTCGTCCATGGGAACGGTCATCGGATCGACGGCGGTCTCGGGGCCGGAGGTCCGGCCTGCGAGGTTCCCGCTCGCCCGACCGCCGCCTTCGGCAAGGCGCTGCAGCCCTTCGATCAGCGCGCGCGGAGATCGACGCAGGCCAGCGGTACGGTTCTCGTCCGGATAGTCCTCTTCACTCGGCAGGATGATGAGCCGGGCGAGCGAGCCGTCCACCACGTTGGCGCCTTGCAGCGCCCCCCAGAAATGCAGCGGCGTTGTCGTCCCGTAGACGCAGAGGCAGGGCTGGACGATGTCGCGCCGCTCGTTCGAGCCGTCCCGGTTGGCGTATTCCGCACCGAGGAAAATCCCGCTGGCTGCGGTGTAGAGCTCGGTCATGTTGTCGAGGATCTCGGTGATGTGACGCGGGCTGCGCTTCCGGTCGGCCGCCGCCGACAGGAACATCCCGAACTCGTCGATCTGGAACAGGATCGCGGGCTGACGGTGGAGCGCGGTCAGAAGCCCAGCGCCCGAGGCGATCTTGTTGCCGCCCAGGTGATGCGCGAGCCTCGCCTCGAAGAAGAGCTCATTGACGACCTCGCGGGCGTGGTTCTTGCCCGATCCGCTGTCCGCGATGCCCACGATGTAGAGGTTCGTGCGCAGGTCGGTTGTCGTGCGGTAGCGCCGCCCCATCAGCGCGCCGAGGGCGCAGAGGCTGGCTCCCACTGCGAGAAGCGGCTGCGGTCTGCGCGCCGTGTCGATCATGTAGCGCGCGAGATCGCCGACCAGCCCGCCCGGGATTGTCAGCGTGAAGGACGGTGCAGGCGCGAGGATCGGCATCGGGGCTTCGGGCTGGGCGAGCCGCGCGAGGAGGCCGGCTGCGGGATGCTCGTCGCTCGCACAAACCTTCTGACTGCCATCGAGCAGCAGGTCGGGATCGGGGCGCCAGCCATTCTCCATGGCGAGGTGATAGATCGTGCCGGCGCCGATCCGCGCGGGCTTGAAGCTCGTCCATGCCTTCGCCGTCGCGGCCAGGTCGTTCTTGGCCGCCTGCGCCGACCAGTCGGCGAAGAGCGCCGCGCCCTCCTCGCCCAGCGCGCCCTTCAGCGCCATGCCGATGCGCATCCAGCTGTCGTAGTCTAGCTCGGCGTTCGGCAACCAGGCGAGCGCGCTCCGGATCGCTTCCAGCGTACCGGCCTGCGCATGGGCCGGCAGACACGGATTCCCGGCCCCGTTCGCGCCCTTCGCACCGAGGCTCTTTGGGCGCAGCTCGGGCGGGATCAGCGCCAACGCCTCGTCGAGGAAGGCCGCTGCCTGTTCGGCGTCGATTTCGGGCAGACTCTCGATGTCGAGATCAGCGAGCCCCTCGTCCGGCCAGGCATAGGGCTGGCCGGTATCGGGATGCCTGGCATAGGCCACGAACTGCTGACCGAGGCAGAGCACCTCTAGCGGCGCGCGCCGGATCCCGGCGAAGGGCTCTCGCGTGCGATAGACCAGCAGCCGCTTCGGCGGCTTTCCGATCCTGAGCGCCGGCGTATCGCCCAGCTGTTCGCGGGCGAGCCGCTCGATGCGCAGCGCCAGCTCGCCATCATCGGCGATGTCGATGTCGAGCGCGGCGACCGCACCGCCGACGATCCCGACGCCGCAGTCGGGCCAGGCCGACCAGGTCGCGACCTCGAGCTCGGTCGTGGCGCGGCTCGCATGCCGGTTCCACTGCGGGTAGTCGTGCCAGCCCGCGCGGGCGAACTGGCCTGGTTTCTTGGTGCCGGGCGCGATCGGCAGGATCGCGTAGCCGTTGGTCACGAGGCGCACGCCCACGCGCGCCATCCACGAGGTGTCCGCCATCAGAAGGGCACCTCCGGGATCATGCCGTCGAGCCGGGCACGGTCCTTCGCCGCCAAGTCGCGCAGGTGGTCGCAGTAGCCGGTGACGATCACCTCGACGAAGGTGTCCCACTCCTCCTCGCTCAGCAGGGCGAGATCGGTCCGGCCGAGGCTGTCGAGATAGGCGCCGCCGGCCTTGCCGCCCTCGACCATGGCCGCCGTCTCATTGGGGGTCGGATCGATCATGCCCGACCTCCGGTGGCAGATGTCCTGGCAAACCCGGCTGCAGAGGTCTCTGCGGCTCGTGTCGCGCCGCGGGTCGGAGACGCGGAAGCGCGCGTCGAACCAGCCCCAGCCGCGGGGTTCTCGGTGGCAGACGGCGCAGAGCCCGGCACGGCTGTAAGGCATGGGGCGAACCTGTAGGCGGTGATTTCGGTGAAGCGGCCCGCGGGGCGAACGGCGATCTCGGTGGGGCGGCGCAGCCGGTCCGCTAGGATGAGCGCCTCATCGACAGACTCGGGCACTTCCAGCTCGGGCGCGCGCTCGCGCCACCAGCTCGCGGCCTTTCGGCGCGGATAGCCCTCGTGCTCGAAGCAGACCCATTCCGTGTGGAAGGCGAGCCCGCAGCGGTAGGTGACCTTCAGCGACGCCCGCCCGCCGCGTTTCTCGTGGCGGCTGTAGGTGACGTCGGTGACGCCGACCCATTGCGGCTTGCCGGTCGACAGCACCTCGAGCGTTGAGGCGGTAGGCTCGAGCTTCACCTCGCGGCCGGGGAACTCGAAACCGCAGTCGGGGCATTCGAGCGCCGCGATGGCCACGATGGTCCCGCATTCGGGGCAGATCTTCGTGGGTGGCGGGCCGTCGCCGGGACCGCCTGGCTGTTTCGGCCGCACCAGATCGATGGGACCATGCCGACGAACATTGCCCGCGAAATCGAGAACGAGGCAGTTCTCCTTGCCCTCGGCGAGCCGCGTGCCCCGACCGGCCATCTGGACATAGAGCCCGGCCGAGTTGGTGGGCCGCAGCATGGCGATCAGGTCCACGGCCGGCGCGTTGAAGCCCGTCGTCAGCACCCCCATCGAGGCCAGCGCCCTGATTTCGCCACGCTTGAAGGCGGCGATGATTGCGTCACGCTCGTCCTTCGGGGTCTTGCCGAAGATGGTGGCGCAACTCACCCCGCGGCGGCGGAACTCCTCGGCGACATGGGTGGCGTGGCGTACGCCGGAACAGAAGACGAGCCAGGACCGGCGCGTCTCGCCATGGGCGATCACCTCGGCCACAGCGGCGCGCGTGATGGCGTCCTGGTCGACCGCGTCCTCGAGGTCGCGCGCGATGAACTCGCCGCCTCGCGATCCCACGCCGGTCACGTCGAGGCGGGTCTGCGTCTGCTTGGAGGTGAGCGGGGAGAGATAGCCCTGATCGATCAGGTCGCGGACGGACACCTCGTAGGCGATGTCGGTGAAGAGCGCGTTCTCGCCCTCGTGCAACATGCCGCTGTCGAGCCGGAAGGGCGTCGCCGTCAGCCCGATCACCTTCAGCGCGGGGTTGATCGCCTGCAGGTCGGTGAGGAAACGGCGATACATGGTGTTTGACCGGCCGGGGATCAGATGGGCCTCGTCGATCAGCACCAGATCGGCATGACCGATGCGCGTCGCCTTGTCGTGGATCGACTGGATGCCGGCGAAGAGGATCCGGGCCCGCGCGTCGCGGCGGCCGAGCCCGGCCGAGTAGATGCCCGCGGGCGCCTTGGGCCAGAGCCCCAGCATCTCGGCATGGTTCTGCGCGATCAGCTCGCGGACATGGGTGACGACGAGCACGCGCTGGTCCGGCCAGGCCTTGAGCACGCCGTCGATGAAGGCGGCCATGACGAGGCTCTTGCCGCCGGCCGTGGGGATCACGACGAGCGGGTTGCCGCTCTCCTTCTCGAAATAGCCGTAGATCGAGGCGATCGCGGCCTGCTGGTAGGGGCGCAGGGTCAGCATGCGGCGGCCTCCTTCTCGCGGGCGTCGTTGGTCCAGGCCGAGCCGTCGCGCATGCGGTAGGAGACGAAGTCCTCGCCTGCGTCGGTCACCTCGCCGGGGACGAGATCGGGGATGAACAGGTGCCGGCCGCAGGCGCGACGCTGGTCGGCAGGGTCGAGCAACCGGTCGTTGCGCGCGCAGTGCCAGCCGCCTTCGATGGGCGTGGAATGCAGGCAGGACCGGCAGGTGACGGCCGCGGCGTCCTCGCCGTGGCAGAGCCCGTGGTGGTCGCAGAACCGGCACTCGAACCAGGCGGGATCCGCGCTGATCCGCTCGGGCGGGTGCTGGGCGAAGATGATCCGCCGCGCCTTTTCCAGCAGGCGCTCGCCCGTTTCGGGGTCGACCGGGACGCGCTCGATGTGCAGCGCGTCGGTGTCCTTGCAGACCGCGACGTAGAGCGCCCGCGTGATGCCGGTCAGGTGCATGTACACCTGCATCTGCGCGGCGTGCTGGGGCTTGGCGAGCGCAACGCCCTTGGCGATCAGCTCGGCAAAGCTCTTCGCGGAATGCGTCTTGAACTCGACGACGTGCCAGGTCTTCGGCGCCTCGAGCAGCCCGAGGGCGACGGCGTCGAGCGAGCCGCCGAAATGCCCGCCATGAGCCTCGACACGGAACTGCCGCCCGGTCTCGGGATCGACTTCCAGCACCGTCGCGCCGGTGGCGCGCAGGTCGCGGACGAGCCGGGCCTCTTCCAGCTGGCCGGTCTCGAACAGCCGCAGGATGCGGCCGGTGTGCCGCGCGGGCGTCGCCCAGCGGAAGTCGTACCAGAGCGCGCGGGCGCAGGACTTGCCGATCAGCGAGGCGCCGAGGTGGTCGCGGAAGCCGTCGCCCTGCCGGGCCTCGTAGGAGCCGTAGATCGCGGACAGGGTCGGCGTCGGGGGATCGGGAAGCTCGGCCATCAGCACGCCTCCTCCCACTCGAGCCGCGCCCGCGCCTCCGCCATCACCGCCGTCCAGGCGGTGCCGTCGTGGCGCTCGCGCAGAACGGCGATGATCGCGTCCTTCAGCCGTTCGCGCCGACGGCGGCCGCCCTGACGGGCGACGATCTCGGCGCGCTCGCGGTTGAGGTGACGCAGCGCCGTGCGCGCGCGGTGAAACCAGTCGGGGTCGATCGGTTTGGCCGTCCGCTGCCGCGTCAGATCGGCGGTCGCGATCTGCGTGCGGATCTTCGCGATGGCGTCCTCGATCTCGATCAGGCGCCGGGTGTCGTCAGGCAAG